ACGGTCACGAACACGGAAACCATGACGCGGCTCCTGATCGAACAGGCCGTCGCCACCGCGACCATGATGCGCGCTCAGAACCCGCTTACCCCGAACATGATGCCCATCAGCATCGAAGGCGGCCAGCACTTCGTCACCGTCATGTCGCCGTTCCAAGAATACGACATGCGGAACAACGACACCGGCGGCTGGGTCGACATTCAGCGCGCCGCCGCCGCTGCGGAAGGCAAGAACTCGCCCGTGTTCAAGGGCTCGCTGGGCATGATCAACAACGTGATCCTGCACTCGCACCCCTCCGTGATCCGCTTCAACAACTACGGCGCTGGCGCGAACCTCCCCGCCGCCCGCGCCCTGTTCATGGGCCGACAGGCTGGCGTCGTCGCCTACGGCACGGCGGGCGGACTGCGCTTTACCTGGAAAGAGGAACTGCGCGACTTCGGCAACGAGCCCACCGTCGTCGCCGGCACGATCATCGGCATCAAGAAGGTTCGATACAACAACATCGACTTCGGCGTGATGGCGATCGACAGCTACAGCGCGCCGGCCCCGACGTAAGTTCTGGCCAAGACTGACGGAGCCGCATGACGCGGCTCCGGTTTCCTCATTCCGCAAGGACTTCCGATCATGGCCACTATCGCTTCCCCCATCTCCCTCTACCAGAAGACGGCCCCGAGCCCGCTTGTCGCCGCCGCGCTCGTCGTCGCCGACTTCATGTATGATTTCAGCTACAGCGCCGTGCAGACGACCGATATTCTCGAAATCGGCGCGCTGCCGGCCAATTCGAAGATCGTCGACGCCTATCTCTACGCGGAAGCAAACCTACAGGTAGGCGTCATCACGGGCGGCGGCAGCGGCACGGCCAACGGCACCTTCCCGCTTCCGGTCATCGCGCCTCCCTCGGGCGGAACGCCCTACGCTGGCACGTTCACCATCGCCGCCGGCGTGCTGACGGCGGTGACACTGACGAACCCCGGAAACGGCTACACTGGAACGCAGACTGTCACCAACGCGCTTCTTGTCGCGGCTGGCGCGGTTGCGCTCGCTGGCGCTTCCGTCACCCTGACCTTGGCGACTCTGCCGGCGGCGAATGCCACGGTCGGAATTATGACCGGAACGCTTGGCGATCTGGTTTCGGCCCGCACTCTCAACGCCGTCCCGACCCTGTTTAGCGCCGTCGCCGTCGCTGGCTTGAACACCGCCATCGCGCGCATGACGCTGCCGCAGCCCTCCGCCAACTACCTTTCCACGGTTGACCAAGGCATTGGCGTCACGTTCAGCGCCGCGCAGGCGGCCAACAGCCTGTATGGCACGACCAGACTGCATCTCGTCGTTTCCTACTACGAGTGATTTCAACGAAGCAGGGCGGCGCGCAATGTGCCGCCCTTTTGCCGCAACGAGGGCTGAAAAATGTTGGTCGAGAGCATCATCAAGAGAAAGAAGGGCACCCAAGTTGTCCTTGGCGACAAGACCTATCACTTTCAGCCAGACAAAGATGGCCGGCACGTCGCCGACGTGAAACTCCCTTCCCATCTCGGAACACTGCTTTCGATCAAGGAGGGCTATCGTCTCGCCGAAGTCGAGGAAGTCGCGGAAGTGGTCGCCGCCGTCGCGCTGACCGAAATCGCCGATGAACTTGAGCCAGAGCCGGAAGCGCCGGCCGAGCCCGTCATCGATGAACCCGCGCCAGTCGCCAACCTTGCCGGCTTGCAGCGCCCCGCGCTCGCCGAACTCTATGAGGAAAAATTCGGCACGCCGCCGGCGCAGAACATGAAGGTTGCGGCCATCGCCGCCGCGCTCCGCGACGCGGCGTAACGCCATGACCACCTACGCCAGTTGGGTAATGCAGCGCGCCTCGATCCTGTTGCAGGACACCGCAAATACCCGCTGGCCGCTGATTGAGCTTGTCACTTGGCTCAACGACGGCATGAGGGAGATCGTTCTCCAGAACCCAACGGCGCTCTCGGAATCGCTCGTTCTCCCTCTTGTCGCCGGCACCTATCAGACCGTCCCGCCGGCATACGCCCAAGTTCTCCGCGTGGTGCGGAACCTCAAGACGAACGCAGACTCGCCGCGCATCGGCGGGCGCGTCGTCCGCGTCATCGACCGCCTCACTCTCGATGCAGTCGCACCCGACTGGCACGATTCGAACTGCACGCCGCAAACCTCGATCGTCGCCAACGTGATTTTCGATGAAGACGACCCGTTCGCCTTCTACGTCTATCCGGGGAATGACGGCACCGGAATTGTCGAAGTGATCGCCTCGGCGATCCCCGCCGAAGTCTGGCCGCTGGCTTTGTCGCTCGGCACGGTGACGCCGGGAGCCGGAGGAACGACAGGCTCATTCACCCTATCCGACGCGACGCCACCAGTCGGCGGAACCGCGTGGGAGATTTCATTCTCGATCGCCGCTGGCGCGCTGACTGGCGTCTCGCTCGTTAACGCCGGCCTCGGCTATTCCGCGCCAATCAGCATCACCAATGCGATGCTTCTCACCGTAGCGGGCATAGGCTCACTAACGGGCGCGTCCATCGTGCTGAACGCTACACAGAGCACGGCCATTGCCTCTTATGATGTGCCGATTGACATTCACGATATGTATAAGGGCGCGCTTGTCGATTACGTCATGTATCGCGCCTACTCGAAAGACTCGTCGTTCGCCGGAAGCCTCGCGCGCGCCGCAGCGCATTATCAGCAGTTCCAGGGCGCAATCGGCGTCAGAGCAAAAGACGAGACGCGCAATCCGAACACGAAGGTTCCAGTTAATCCGGGGAGCGCAGCGTGAAGCTTCTCAGCAACTTCCTACCGTTCGTCCTGCCGTTCGTTCCCGGCACGTCAGACCCGGTGGCAATCCAGTATCTTCTCGGGGCGTCGCAAGAGCTATGCGAGCGCACGCGCTGTTGGCGGCTCGTTATCGACGAGCAGTTTCTTGAAGGCGATGAAGGACATCGCTTCGCCGGAATGTCGATCAAGGGCGCGAGCGTCTACGAGATCGAAGAAGCGTGGTTCAACAATCGCAAGCTCCGCCGCGAGCAATTCAGCCTCATCCCGGCATGGGACATTCCGCCGCCGCGCTACAAGGGAGAGGCGGCCCCACAGTATCAATATCCGAGCATAGACCAATGGCAACCCGGCTACACGCCGCCGCCATTGGTTCCGCTCCCGCCAATGTCAGAGCGACGCAACGACGGACGGTTCTGCATCACGCAAATCTCCGCTGGCTCGATGATTATTCTCGCGCCCCAGCACGGCCATCTCCGCGTCAGTATGTTCTTGCGCCCGTCCGAGGGAGCGACGGTGGTTCCTGACTTCGTGTTCGATCAGTTCGCTCGCCCGATCGCGGACGGCGCAATCGCTCGCATCAAGATGATCCCTGGCCAGCCGACCTACGATCCGCAGGGCGCGCAAGTCCATATGGGCCAATTCAACGCGGCTTGCGACAAGCACTTCGCCTTCAATGTTCGCGGCCAGCAACGCGCTCATGCGCGCACGCGGGCCGATTTCTACTGACCGAGGCGAGTAAATGCGGACGGCGATTTTCCTTGTCAGGTTGTCACAGCCGAGCCCGCTTCCGGTTGTCGTCACCTATTCGACCGTCGACATAACCGCCTTCCACCCAGGCGACTACACGGCGACAACAGGATCGCTCACCTATGCGCCGGGCGACACCATCAAGCAGTTGATGATCCCGATTCGCGACGATAACCCGACATTTCAAGAGACGCTGTTTGGCGTTTCGTTGTCGGGAGAAACAAACTCGACGCTCGCGCGCCCCGAAGGTGTGTGCCAAATCCCCGGCTTATCGTGGGCGCAGATGATCGCCAATGCGGAGGCGCTTGTCACGGCCGACTCAGTAGCGACGGCGACGGCAAATGCCGTGGCCGCTGCGGCTGCTCTGACTGCCGCTAATGCGGTTGTCAGCGCCGACACCACCGCGCTTGGCACCGCGACGACGGCGGCGGCGGCTACGGCCAGCGCGCTTTCGACTGCCAATGCTACGCTGGCGACGGCCCAAGCGACAGTCTCGACACTCACCGCGACCGTGGCGGCAGACCAAATCGCGTCGATCGCGTCCGCATCAAACGCGGCGAGCGCGAAATCCACGGCTGATGCGGCTGTCCTTGTCGCTGCCGGAGCGGGCTATACAAACACGGTCCTAAACCTTATCGCGATTTCCGACCTGAACAACTACAACACCGCACAGAACACAGCGAACTCAGACGCGGCGACGCTCGCTGCCGATCAGGCGTCGCTTCTGACGGCGATTGCGGCGGTGACATCCGAAACCAGCGCAGTGGCTTCTGCGACCGCAGCCAACAACATCACACAGGCGGCGCTCACCGCAGCGACATCTCTGCTTGCATACGACACCGCGACACAAACCGCCGCGAGCGCCGCTAACACCGCCGCGATAGCCGCCCTCGCTGGAGCGACGGCCGCCGAGGCCGCAGCCGTCGCCGCGCTCGCCGTGGTCAACGCGAACGCCGCCGCAGCGGCCATCCTCGAAGCCCCGTGGGCCGCAAGTCTCGCGCAGGACGCGATAGGGGGTGCGTTTTGATTACGAATACGGCTTTCACCGGCGAGGTTCCTCGCACGATCCCGCGCTTGCTTCCGGATGGCGCGGCACAGATCGCGGACAACTGCAAGCTCGTCGACGGCTCGCTCACGCCGCTGCGCTATCCCGCGCTAACGCGCGTCGTCGCGTCGTCGAGCGTCATGTTTTATGTGAAAGATGGCACTTGGTTCGAGTGGAGCGAAATCGTCGACGTCGCCCCCGCGCCGATCGCGGCCAACCGCCTTTACATCACCGGAAACGGGCCGCCGCAGCTTGTCGTCGACTCATCGACCGTGTTCCCGCTGGCGCTCAATCCACCTGCCGGCGCGCTCACGGCGGCCGTCACTGGCACGCCAGACCCCGCGACGCAGCAATATTACGTATATACATATACTTATATGACGCAATACGGCGAGGAATCACAGCCGGCGACGGTGAGCAATGCAGTTCTCCGCAGCTATGGAATGAATGTGACGCTGACGGGCTTCGAGGACACGCTACAGGTTCGCGGCATCACGAGCGTCAACATCTACCGATCGCAAACCGACTCGAACGGCACGACCAATTTCTATTTCATCGCCAATGTCCCGGTCCCGGTCGTGGCGCTTTCGTTTGTCGATAACGTCGAGGCAAACATCGACCAGCAGCTTTTGCCGTCGCTTAACTTCGATCCGCCCGTTGACACTCTCTCGGGGATTATCCCGCTCCCGAACGGCATGATGGCGGC